TCTTTTGATATTGGTCTCCAAATTTGGAATGATATGTCATGCAATCTGGATGTTTTTCTCTATATTTTGGGAACATTTTCATATTTTTTGAAACTACTTTTTTAATAAGTTTATGCATTAATGATTTATCTTCATCTTTTTCCCATTTATCTGCATCTTTAATATAAATTGTTTCTCTCTTTTTATCTGTGCAATGAACTGGTCTTTTTGTTATATCTAATTCTTTTAAATTTTTAACAATAATACTAGTAATTCCCTCTATATATCCTTTTTCACCAACGCGTTCTAAGTCACACAATTCCATTTTAATTGAATCTACAAATTCTCCAATATTCATCGCTTCTTTACATGTTTCATTTAAGAAGAAATTCAAGTTAAACGCTTTATTATGTGAATTGGTATTAATTGTATTATTAGAATTATTAGTAGTACCATTTTCTAATACTTTCATCATCATTCCTTTTAGTTCTGAGTTTTCTTTAATTAACATCATAATAAGATCTTTATCAGTTGGACCAATTATATTATCTTGCACTATATTATTTGGGATGCATTTTGTTTTATGCTTCCATAGCCCGTTTCTCGAGCTATATGATTTATCACAATTATTACATATGTGCATATTATCGTGCGGCTCCTTTTTGCTCGTTATTATGTCACCTTTTGTCACCTGTATATGTTTGCTAGACAACAAATGTCTATTATAATTAAAACGTTTGCTGCAAATATAATCACAAATATTACAAACAAAAATATTTGGCTCATTTTGGCTCGTTTTGCTCGCTAAATTGTCACCTAAAGTTTCCATTTGTATAGTCAAATAAAATATTTTTAAATACTAATTTTAAAATTTATCGTAACAAAATTAGAATTATTTTTTCTGTGACCAGACCATAAATTTTTTTTATCGTCACAAATGCGATTTTTTTCAACATCGTTTTGGAAAAATCGAAAAATGGACATTTATAAATGTCCAAAATCAGAAATTCAAAAAAACTTTCCCAACAAAAAATTCAATATTTTATATAATAAATTGCAATTCCTACTTAAAGACCAAATTTTAAAAATAATTTATTTTATTATAATATATATGAACCAATCTACAGTTAACCAAGATTCAAGAGAGTATATTAATGAAATAAGCCATAATGGTAGTTTAAGTGATGATTTAGTAAATAGATTAAATATGTATATTAGAGCAAATACTATTTTAATCGGTGAAAATAATGCGTACAATACAGCAAGATTTTTATTTAGAAGTTTTCGTGAAAATGCCACAGATAGAGATAAAATACGACGACTTAATGATATATTGAATCATATGGCTGACTATTTAGAAGGAATTAGAGACGAAATAGAACCTCAAGAGCATGAGAATCTTGATCAGATTGTTAATGATATTTATGCACTTATTAGAAATAATAATGGAACTAATAATGTTACTAATAATGTAAATGAACAAAATAATGTCCCATATAATACACAAGGAGGAAAAAGAAGACGTGGAAAAAAATCTAAAAGAAAATCAAGACAAATTATAAGAAAAAGAACTAGACGATATAGAAGATAATATATTAACGTCCAGTCCAGACTTTAATTACAGGCTGTCTGATAGTGCCTTTTTTTAAGTCAGAAGTATATTCATTAAATGTATATCCAGATTTTAAATATTTTTGAATACAACCAAAGAGTGATTTCTGATGCAGTAATCTTGAATTTTCTGTTGTAAATATTATACCGATTATTCTCTCTAAACAACATCTATCAGACCTACATAAAACATATGAAATTAAATTTGTTAAACCATATTTGTTCTCAATTTGCAATAAAAAATTATGATTTATAAATGATTGACATCCAAAACATCCATACCATATATCATCTTTCATATTAAGTCTTATATCATTTACTGATAATTTGTCTTTTATTGAATAAAAATTTTTGAGTTTACTTGCAATTTTAATTGTATCTTCTTTATTTTCAATATTCTTATTAAAATGCCATAATGGTAATACAGACATATTTACCAGTTTTTCAAAATTTATTTTAATATGAAAAAAAATACTATCATGTATAATAACTGCATTATCAAAAAATTTATTTTTAATATAATAATAATATGGCAGAAGTTCTCCTCTACCAGGAAACTCAGATTGAATTATTTCAATATTTGGATAATCAAATTCAGCCTTTACTAAATCTTGTTTACTATTATCGTCAATAATAACTATTTTTTTATCTGGATAAAAAGTGCGTAATAACTTAACTGAGTGGTTCCAATAATTATTTGTTAATTCTGAATTAACATGTCTGGTCATTATAAAACCAAATGAACTCATAATATAAATATTATTAGATATTTGTATTATGCTTTTAACATATTATTTATTTTAAATATAACATGGCATTTCATCAATATTTATTTCTTCACCAATAGGAATTTTACCTGTAAAATCTGAATATGTATCGAACTCAGGTCTCTCTAATTGTGCTTGAGGAGTATGATTATGAACACATCTTGCAATCATTTTGTATAATTTAAAATCAGGATATCTATCTATACCATTGCCTTTATATAACATATTTAATCCCTTATCATCTAAACACCATTCTACTATTATTTTTTTTACAGGATCTTTACATTTGCTTAGGTCTTTAATCTCATCAAAATCCTCTACAATATAATCAAATATAGAACAAGCAAGACGACATAAGTCAAAGCTAAAATTAGGCTCTAAACGTGGCTTCTTTTCATTTAAGTATGGTTCAGTATTATACTGGGTAGCAGCATCACCACCAGCTTTAAAAGAGTCACTACAAAATAATTTGCTATCAAATTTATAAATACTTCTGCCGAAATCAATAATTTTAAATATACGGCCAAAAGTGGGGACCTTGTAATGCTTCTTTTTATAGCAATAATAAATGAATTTTTTATCTGTTTTATTATACATTACATTATTTGTATGCAAATCATTATGTGTAAAATTAAATGCTTTCTGATATGTAAGTAATATCATAATAATTTGCATTAATGCTGAAAACCATTCTTCCTTTGTTAAATCTTCTTCTAAAATTAAATTATCAAACGTATCACCGCAATTTTCCATGCATATAAGTTGAATTGGAAATTTTGGAATTGTAACATTTATTCTCTCTTCTTCAAATGAAGATATGTCATCTTCTTCATCTTCCCATACAGTACTTTCATCATCTACAGCTTCTTTTTCATCTTTAATATCATTATCTTTATCTTTATCTTCATTATCTTTATCTTCATTATCTTTATCTTCATTATCTATAACTTCATTTTCAATATCTTCATTTTCAATGTCTTCACATTCAATTTCATTGTCTTCAGTATATGATGTTCTTGAAGAACATGATGAATTTGATTTTAAACTAACATTTTTTGCATCATTATTTTCAAGCAAATTTGCATTTGTTATATCAACTAAATCCATCGACATATCCTTAAGATCATTTAAATCTATAGTATTTTCTTCAAAAATATCATCAAATTGGCTATTATCAAATGATTTAATTGAAAAATTTGAAACATCATTTCCTATCGTAATTGGTTTAAGTTTTACATTTTCTTCTTGTTGAAATAAATGTTCATAATCATCAATTTTAAATAGAATGTCCTTATTTTTATTGAAAAATTCAGAATTATTTAAATAGTCAATATCATCAAATGCATTTATAACAAAATTATTTTTAATACCTAAATATGAACCATAATAATCAACACCATGTAAAAAATTATGTTCATGCATTAATTTACTGGACAAAAATACAAATAAACCATCTACATATGCAGAGTTATTTTCATCTATAAATTTAGGATTACAATCTTCTAAAGTAGAATTTAATTGTGGTATTGTAAAATTGCGTTTATCATTGGGATCATATTTTCCAACCAAGTACTTAAAAGGGTCTAATAAAGGTGCCATTTTAAAAAAAACTTCTTTTTCAAGACTTTTATCATTTAAATAATTTTTTACTTTGCAATCAAAAATATTTGTATCGTCATCTTCTTCTATATGTTCTCTAACACTTGTTAAATATCTTGTATTATTTAGATTAATACTATTAAAGTTTGTCTCATTTAATGCAAAGAATTTCTTATAAATAGGAATATAATTTTGAGAGTTAGAGAGAAAAATAGTTTTCGGATTCTCTAAACTTTTAAAAAGTTCTTGGTTCTTTCTTTTTTGATAATTGACTTTTATCATTCTTTAGCTTTTTAATATATAAATTAAAATCATTTTTAACTTATTATTATCCTTAATATTATAACATCATTTGCGTAAAAAAACATAAATAATTATTTATCTAATAAGTAAATATGACGTCTCTTGAGTTAAAAAAATTTGATATGAAAAGCATTCAGTTTAAACCTGATGAAAACAAGGGTCCTGTCGTTGTGTTAATTGGAAAGAGAGATACAGGTAAATCTTTCTTGGTTCGTGATCTGCTTTTTTATCAACAAGCTATTCCAATTGGCACTGTTATATCAGGCACTGAAGAAGGTAACGGATTTTATGGAAAAATGGTGCCAAAATTATTCGTGCACAATGAATACAATACTGCAATTATTGAGAACATCTTAAAGCGTCAGCGCACTGTGTTAAAACAAGTAAAAGCGGAGATGGAGAAGTATAAAAGAACAACGATTGATCCACGCGCATTTGTTATTTTAGATGACTGCTTATATGATAACACTTGGGCACGCGATAAAATGATGAGGCTCCTCTTTATGAACGGTGAAAGTTTGCCGTAGTCATTAAAAAAAATGGCTAGTTCAATGCTCACAAAACATTGAGCGACACGTCCAAATTGCGGAGACGTCTTATTAAGTTTATACTACTAAATTATTATAGAAATATAATAATGGCTTATGCTAATCACATAAGGTATAGTAAAAATGTATAAAATAGAGATAACCCGCAGCTCGTCACCTAAATCCGATATGGTAAGGACATGGTGATAGTTCAACGACTAAATGCCCGTGGGGTTGAGAAGTCTAACCAACTTCGATGATACCTTAAGATATAGTCTAAACCCATTCGAGAGAATGCTGTGCCCATTTAAAAAGCATAGATTTAATGATTTTAGAAGGAAATGTCTAAATGAAAATGGTATAATTGAGACACTGGAAAGTAATGTTGGTAATTACAATGCAATATCCTCTTGGTATTCCACCAACACTGAGAACCAACATAGATTATGTATTTATTCTTAGAGAGAATTACATAGCAAATCGTAAGCGTATTTATGAGAATTATGCAGGCATGTTTCCCACATTCGAGAGTTTTTGTCAGGTTATGGACCAATGCACTGAGAATTATGAATGTTTGGTAATCAATAATAACAGTAAATCTAATCAATTGAGAGACCAAGTGTTCTGGTATAAAGCCGATTCACATGGTGATTTCAGATTAGGTTCAAAAGAATTCTGGGAATTATCAAAGAATATTGGTTCAGATGATGAAGAAGAGAAATATGATCCAAATTCAATGAAGAAAAAAGGTGCAGGACCAAAAATTAGCGTTAAGAAAACAACTAAATGGTAATAAAATTTTATTTAGATTTATAATAACAATCTTGACACGTTTTTCTCCAAGTATCAGTTAATAATCGTTTAAATTGAATACTACATTTTTCACAGTTAACATATTTTAAATTATTTTTAAAACAATCTTTACAAAATTTTCGCCACGTTTCATTATTTTTAATTTCAACTTCTTCATCACATTCTTGACAGTTAATAACAGTTAAGTTATTATTGACTCTATAATAGCATAAATCACAGTATTTATAAAGTTTGTTTTTTGGTATATATTTATTTTTGCACATAAAACAATCTATTATTTTTTCATCACAATCATTACAATATAAATCAAATGACTTTATATTGTCAATAAATTCATTAGTACATAATTTACATTTTGTTTTCTTATATTTTGTTTCACATACGCTACAAAAATCTTTTATTTTTTCATTATATTTATACATAAATCTTATATCACAATTTAAACACTCAGTTTCTTTATATTCTCTTTTATTATATATTATAGATTGATTTAAAGAAAGTCTTTGCAATTTTACTTTACTATTTACACATTTATTACATATAATTAATTTACTATATTTTGAATACAAACCTTTTTTTTCACATAACAAACAATTTTTATAAAAACAATTTATTTGTATATTTTTT